CGTGCGCCGGTCGTCGAGGCCGATCGTGTCGGCCGCGGCGAAGCCGTCGCGCAGGTCGACGACGAGCGGGTCGGTCGACGTGGCGATCGCCACGCGCTGCGCCTGGGTGAAGCGCAGGCGAAAGTAATAGGGATGGACCCGGCGCAGGCTCGGGTCGCGCTCGGCGGCGGCGACGTCGAAAGCATCAATGATCGGCTGCGCCGCCGCCTGCGCTGCGGCGAGATCCTGGGCGCTCGCGCCCTCGGCGAGCTGCACGCGCCAGGTCGACCGATCGTCACGGCGGCCGATCGACACGCCGACCGCGTCAGGGACGACGGCGAGGACAGCCGCGTGCAGGTCCGTCACGGCGCTCATGCCCACACCTCGTATTCCATTCCCGCCTGGACGCTGGGCGACGCCGCGCCTCCGTTGTCGCCGTACCACGTTTGCGTGCCGGCGCCAGCGCCGATTTCGACGGCCTGGAGGAACCCGACGCCGAAGATTTGCACCGCCGCACCACCCTGCGCCTGCGCGAGCACGATGGCGTTGCACGTCGACGAGACCCGCCACCCCGTGAACGCCGACGTTGAGTTGAAGCCGATGCCGGCCGAGGCGTTGCGCGTGGTGTCGCCGATGAAGTTGATGGAGTACAGGGCGCGCGCGTAGTCCTCGGCCTCACCTGATATGGCGGTGCAACGCATCGTGTTGGAGGCGTTCGCCGCGCGCACGGTGGCGGTGGCGTAGCTCCATGTGTCCGTCGTGTCAGCGATGGTCCCGCGGTAGACCCGCCGATTCGCCGGATTGCCGGTCCACAGCGCGATGCGTGCCGCCGTGCCGCTCGCGCCGATGCCGCCCAGACTGAAGTCGATCGTGCCCGCGCTGGCGCCGGTGTAGATCGTGCCGAGATACGTCGCGCGGTTGGCCGCGATCGTGTAGGTCGTCGCACCGTTGCGCAGCGTGATCTGCACGGCGTTGACGCGCAGACCATTGAGCCGCGTCAGCTCCGTCGTGCCGGCACCGGTGCCGCGCGACGAGCTGCCGGCCGTGCTGCTCGACCAGGCGGGGCCGGTGCCCAGGACATAGGTGCCGGGCGTGCCCGGATCCTCGGCCCAGAACATGTCGTAGAGCGTGTTCGCGGCGTGGTTCGGGTTGTTGAGCGTGAGCACGGTCTCGGCGAAGGTCGTGATCACCCACGACGTGCCGTTCCACACCAGGATGCGGTCGCCATTGTAGGGCGTCCAGCGGACCGTAGTGCCGCCGCTGACGGTCGCGGTCTGCACCGGCGTGCCGGCGGTCAGCGTCGGCCGGCCGCACGGCGCTGGCGCCAGCAGCGCGAGCAGCAGCGAGACGAGCGCCGAGCCGCCGGTGAGTGCGGTCGACGAGTAGAAGGCGTGCCGGTCCTGCAGCGACGGCGCGCGCGAGGTCGGCGTGTTGTTGAGCGCCGCCGCCGCGGCGTCGATCGTAGTTACACCCGTGCCGCCCTGGGCGACGGCCAGCGGCAGCGTAAGCCCTCCGGCCGAGACAGTCGCGACGGGGTCGCCGTTCGCATCGAACCCGAGCAGGGTGCTTGCGCGCGTCGCCTTCGCGGGCAAGGCGCCGATGTCGGCCGCATCGCTATCCGGCTGCCGAAGCGCACGGCTCGCCTTCGCCTTCAGCTGCTGCGCCCAGGCGGCGATCTTGTCGAGCGCCGTGTTGAGCGCCTTGATGTTGATCGTGCTCGACGGATAGGGGAAGTCCTCCGTCCGCGCCGTCGGCGTGTCGCGCTGCACCACCACCGTGGTGTTCGACACCGCCACGGTCAGCGTCACCGTCCCGCCCGAATAGCCGCCGTCGACCGCCACCCCCGACACGCTGAAGTCGGTCGAGTAGGTCTTCAGCACCCCGCCCACATAGACCACGATGTCGGTCGGGTCGAAGTAGGCGAAGGGGATCGTGAAGGCGGATTGTGGCGTGCCGCCTACGGTGTAGGCGATGCGGGTTGCGACATCGGGGACGGTGACGTGCGCCATGGCGCGGAGGCTCGCTCAGGAGCCCCCGGCCCGCACCGCACAGTCAGCGCGAGCCCCCCAGCGTGGCCCCGAGGCTCGGCGCGCGCGCCGGCGCCGCGTCGCCCGGGCCCCAGAAGAAGCTCTGGCGATAGTCGCGCATGGCCCGGTCCTCAGTGCGCCGGAAAGCGTTCGGGTAGTCGCTGTCGAGCGCCATCTGAAGCCGGTCCCACACCAGCCGGTCGAGCGCGAGGCGCGTATACCAGAGCGACGAGCCCGGCGTGTTCTGCCGCACGAACCGCGCCACCTCGCGGCCGAGGTGGTTGTCGCGCACGTTCGGGTCCGCGCTCTGGCCGATGTTGCCGAGCGTGAGCCGCGCGAGATCGTCGACCAGGCCAGCGGTCGGGCCCGCCATCGTCGCCCACACGCCGCGGTCCGCGCGGTTCAGGCCGCTGTTGAGGAAGTCGCCGAAGATGCCAGCACCGCCGCCCTGGGCGAACGCGGCACCCCAGAAGCGCCAATCGGTCATGTCGCGCGGGTCTTTCCCCCCGGCGATCTGCTTGGCCTGCATCGCGAGCGCGCCCATCACGGTGAGCCCGATCCCGAGCGCCGCCAGGTATGCGCCGCGGTCCCCGCCCTCGAGGCCCTGATAGGCGCGCATCAGGTGCGTCGTCATCATGGTGACGGGGAACGTCTTGTATTGCAGCGTCGCCCGCAGGAACTCGCCCTGAGCCGTCCCCGGCCGCGTGTTGCCGAGCAGGAGCGCGCGCTCGTAGGCTCCGGGCGTCGGGATCGCGAAGTCCATCTCGGTCGAGACCATCTCCATCAGGCGCGAGGCCGCGAGCATCTCGTTGCGGCCGGCCCGCGCCATCTGCTCGGGCCACACGAAACGCGCGCCGGAGCCGAAGTCGCGCACGCCCGTGGTGCGGATCAGCTCCCAGTCGGCGGCCGATATCCCGTAGTTCTCGAAGGCGCGGCGCGTGGCCTGCGGCAGCGCGTCGAAGCCCTGGCCGGCCAGGTCGGCGAGGTGCGCCAGCATTTCCATGCCGAAGGCGTGGCGGCCGGCGTCGGTGTGGGCCTGGAGGCCGCTCGCGCGCATCGTGAACTCGGCGAAGCGGGAGGCCAGATCGTTGCCCACCACCTCGGCCTGGTGGCGGGTGGCGCCGGCGGCCCGCTGCGCCCAGCTGTCGGCGATCAGCCCGGCGCGCACGGCCAGCGCGCGGTCCTCGGCCTTCCCCGGGCTGAGCAGCCGCAGATAGGTGCCCATCACCTTCGTGGCGTCGAGCCCGTTCCAGGCGGCCGTCTGCCGCAGCGCCGCGAAGTCGGTGAAGCTCGACAGCACCGCGGACCCGAGCTGCGCTGACGTGAGCCACGAGCGGACGGAGCGCATGAAGTTGGCGAGGGCCTCGCTCACCGGCGAGCTCGCCGCGCCGCTCACGTGCGCCCACAGCGCATCGATGCGGTCGGCCTTCCAGCGCGAGCCGGTCTCCTTCAGCACGTTATCGCGCAGCAGGGCGACCGTCGCCGCGGGGTTCGGGCCCAGCACCTCAAGCTGCGCGATGTCGCGCGCCACGCCGTCGAGATGCCCGGTCAGCAGGTCGTAGACCTGGGAATCGCCCACGCCCCACTGCCGGTTCGCCTCGAGCCAGGCGTCGGCCGTGGTCCAGTCGAAGGCGCGCCGCTCGATCCGCGAGTTTGCGAGCTTCGAGCCTGCGCGCTGGCCGGGCACCAGGTCGGAGAGGCCTCCGGTCGAGATCCGATCCCAGGCGCCATCGATGATCTCGACGGCGCGCGCGCGCTCCATCGGCCGGCCGGTGGTCCAGTCGACGACGGAGAGCCGGCCGTCGTCGAGCGCCTGCGTCATCCAGCCCGTGAAGGCGTCGCGGCCGCCGGCCTTCACCTTGGCGTCGTCGAAGACCTGCGGCAGGCGCCAGTCTTCCTGACGCGCCAGCACGCCGCCCGCATCGTTGAAGCGCTTCGCCGCCCAGTCGGTCGCCTCGGTCCACGCGCGCGCGGCGTTCGCCGCCACGCCGTCGCCGGTGCTCTCGCCGTACAGCTCGCGGACCATGCGCTGCAGCCCCACCGTGTCGCGGGTGAGCCCGGCCGCGCGGGAGCGGTAGGCGTTGAGCCCGTCGGCGAACATGGCGTGGAGCTGCCCCAGCACCGCCTTGTAGCGCCGCTCGACGCCCGAGAAGCCGGCCACGCCCCAGATGTCGCGGGCGAGCAGCGACACCGCGCCGGCAAACCAGCCCTTCGGGTGCGAGGCGGCATCGCGCAGCACGCGATCGGTCGCCAGGATCTGCAGCGAGGCCTGATCGAGCCGCTTTGCGGCGTCGGCCTTGAACTTCGCCGCGGCCTGGGCCTCCGCGGCCGCGCGCGCGGCGTCCGGCCCCATGCGGCCCAGGTTCTCGCGCTCGAAAGCCTCGGCCACGCGGATCGTCTCGGCCGCCTGGGCGCGGCTCATGCGGCCGGCCGACACCATGCGATCGAGGCAGGCGCCGAGGGTCAGGCGACGGGCCATGTCAATCCACTCCCTGTCCGATGACGCACGCCTCGATCTCGGCCGCCTGTGCGACCTGCGCCTCGGCGTCGTCGAGCACCTTCGATGCCGGCGCGGCCGCCTCGCCCTCGCGCACGATCACCGCGGGGTCGGTGTCGGCGGCGATGCGGCGCGCCTCCTGTGTGAGCGCCTGGTTGAACGTCGGCTCCGCCCGGGCCGCCGCCTCGGCGCGGGCGCCGTCGGCAACCTGGCGCGTGCGCGCGCCCTGGCTGACCGCCGCCGGCGACGCGGCAGGCTCTGCGGCTGGGCGCGCGGCGGCGGAGCCCGGAGCCGCCGGCATCTCGGGGGCGGGCGGAGCCGCACGGCGGGCCAGCTCGGCGCGCGCGGTCTCGTCCAGGTAGCCCGCCAGCCGGGCGGCAATCTGCTTGGGCGAGGCCGGGCGCGTGCCGTTGTAGAACAGGCTCGCCATGGCGCGGGCGCCGGGGCTGAGCACCTCCCCCGGGGCGGGGAGCTTGCCGGCGGCGCCGTCCTCGAGGGAGCGCACCGCCTCGATCAGGTCGTGCGCGATCGTCTGGCGCAGCGCGTCGCCGAGACCAGGCTCTGCGGGCTGCGCGGCGGCCGCCGCGGCGGCGGCCGCCGGCGCCCCGGGCTGGTCCCGCTCGATCGTGCGAGCCACCGCCGCGGCTAGGCCCTGGCCGTCGCGCGGTTCGAGGCCGATCGCCCGGAGCGCGTCGACCAGCAGCGCCTGCTGCTCGCCGCTCAGCGCCTCGGCCGGCCGGCTGGCCAGCAGCTGGAGCGCCTCGCCGACGTTGCGCACCTGCGGCACGGTCGATGCCGCAAGCCGGTCGGCGGTGTCGGCGTTGAGCAGGATCGTGGCGGGCTCGGCCGGAGCTGCTGCCGCGAGGCGCTCCGCGCTCAGCGGCTCCGCACGCGCGATCGACGTTGATCCGAGCAGCTCCTCGCGCAGCGGCTGGCCGCGGCGCACCGCCGCGTCGGCCGCGTCGAGCCGGGCCTCGTGCTCGGGTGCCCGGACAGCGCCGAGCGGGTTGCTCTCATGGTCGGCATCGGCTCGCGCGCCGGCCACGATCGCATCGCGCTCCGCCTGCGACAGCCGGCCGCCGCGCAGCGCGATCACGCCCTCGACCAGCGCGCGGAAAGCGCCGCCGAGCACAGCACCGCCGGCGGCCGCGGCCAGGATGTCGCCAGGCGCGTTGCTTTCCACGCCCAGCTCGCGGCGATACGGCACCGCGCCCATCTCGCTCACCGCCTGGCTGGCGCCGGCGATTCCGCCCTCGATCAGAGCCGCGCGCAGGATGCGCACGCCCATGCTGCCCGCCAGCCGCGCCGGCGCGCCGAAGGGCAGGGTCGCGAGGTTGATCGGGTCGGTGAAGGCCGCCGCGGCGTTGCCGATCAGGAAGGGGAGGGCGCCGCCCGACACCCGCCGCGCGCGGTCGATCGCCTCCACGCGGTCGAGCACCCGCTGGTTGGCCCCGGGCTCGATCGTGGCGGGGTCCGGCAGGTCGGGGTGCGTCGTGCGCGCCTCGGTCAGGGCCGCATGCACCTGGTCACGCAGCTGGCCGCGCAGGTTCGGCAGCCCGGTCAGCGCGGAGCCGAACCCGGTCTCGGGGAACGCGAAGGGGTTCGGCAGCGTGCGTCCGGTGGCGGTGCGGTACTGCTCGATCGCCTGCTCGTAGGCGTCGTACATGTTGCGGTCGCGGGAGCCCCACTGATCCACCAGGCGCTGCCGCTGGAAGTAGAGCGACACCATGTCCCCGGGGCCGCGGGGCGTGGTCGGGAGGGGGTTGAGCGGGGTGCTGTCCGCCTCGGGCCCCAGCTCGAGGATACCCATCAGCGCATGCCCTGCTCGCGCTGGCGGCGCAGGCGCTGCAGCTCGGCGTCGCGATCGGCCGCCGACATGCCCATGAGGCGGATGCGGTCCTGCACCGAAACGCGCGCCATCTCGGCGTCCAGCTCGGCGCGGGTGAGCGGCGGGGCGGCTGCGTCGGGCAGCGTGCCGCGCGCATCGGGCCGCTGGGCGCCTGCCGGCCGCAGCTCGGGTGGCGGGCGCTCGCGGACCGGCACGCTGCGCAGGTCGAGCACATAGGCGCGATTGTCCGGGGTGAGCACCTCGAAGCCGCCGATGGTCACGCCGTAGCGGCCCTCGCCGATTGAGCGCAGCCGGCCGACGCGCCGGATCATGTCGGCGGTCACCTGCGAGCCGTCCGCGGCCTGCGCGGGGCCTACATCGGTGTTGGTCAGGCCCTCCATCAGCTGGGCGAAATCGGCCTCGCCCATGCCGCGGCGCGGCACGATGAGGCGGCCGCCGTTCCACGACGCCATGCCGCCGGTCACGCGGTCGATCGCGCGCTGGAGCCGCGGCTCATCCAGCCGGCCGGTGGTGTCGCCGGCGAGCTGCGCCTCGTTGGCATAGATCGCGCGCGCGGCCGCGACGACGGAGGCGCGGGCATCGGGCCGCAGCGCCAGCGCGTCGCCGAGCCGCTGGTCGATCGCGCGGCGGGTCGCCTCGTTATTCTCGGGCGCGAAGTGCGCGTTCGCCCGCATCGCCTCGCGGCCGGCCAGGATCGCGCGCGCCGTGCCCTGATCGTCGGCGCCGATCGCCGCGGCGGCCGACACCAGCGCGCCGTCGTCGCTGCGGCGCGCCAGCTCGGCCAGCACCCGCGGCCCCTGCTGTGGCCCGAAGCCGCGCAGCACCCGGGGCAGCAGGTCGGCCAGCGTGGTGGCGTTCGCCACTTCGGTGATGCTCTTGAGCCGTGCAACCTCCTCGTCGGTCACCGGGAGCACCGTGCGGCCGGCGCGCGCGGAGATCGCGTCGGCCTGCTGTCGGCGGCGCTCCATCACCGCGGGGTCAGGGTTCGCCCAGTCGATCGCCGCCACCGGGCCCACCAGGTCGCGGTAGGCGCGCGCACCGAAGGCGAAGCCGTCGCGCTGCAGCTGGGTCTGGCCCTCGTTGTAGACGGCGCGCATGGCGTCGAGCCGCCGCGTCGCGCGATCGCGCTCGATCGGCGTCGCGCTCTCCGGCAGTGCGTCGAGCGTGCGCTGGGCCTCGCCGATCTGCTCGGACTGCTGGGAGGGCGAGAGCCGGGCGAAGCTGCCCAGCACGTCGCGGTCCACGCGCAGCTCGCGCACGGCGTCGACCTGGCGCTGGTCGCCGCTCGCCTGGGCGCGGCGCTCGAGCTGCTCGACCTGCGCCGTCGGCACCTCCTGGCCACGATGAATGGTGTCCTGGGTCGCCCGCAGGTCGCGCGCAAAGGCGTCGGCGTCGACCTGGATCCGCACCGCCTGATCGCGCACGGCGCCCTCGGAGAGGTTGCCGATGTGCGCCCGCTGCTCGGGGCTCAGGCGCAGGTTCGGATTGTCGACCACCTCGCGCCGGATCCACTCGCGCGCGTAGCGCTCGCCGAGCGTCGCGTCGGCCTGGCCCTGCCCCACCTGGGCAAAGCGACGGCCCATCTCGGACAGCGTGACGCCGTTCGAGTCCGCCGGGTTCTGCTGGCCGCCGCTCTCGACGAAGCGGCGCATTGCGGTGGGGCCGCCGAGCCACGCCATCGCCCGCAGGCTGTCGCGCGTGATCGGGGTGCCGGCGATCACCTGCCCGCCGTAGCGCTGCAGGAGGCCGGCGTTGTCGATCTCGCGGTCAATCAGGTTGCGCTGGGCGACGAAGGCGGCGTTCTGGGCTGCCGGGTTCGCCAGGAAGTCGGCCAGCGTGCGCACCTCGGGGTGGCCGGGAATGCTGAAGCTGCCCGTCCAGCGGTTTGCCTCGTTGTCGGGTGCGTTCCACCGCTGCACCCGCTCGTTGGGCCCGGGCTGGTACATGCCCAGCGTCTGCAGAGCCGGCGCGCCGAACTGGTAGAGGCCCGCGAAGCCCTGGCCGCTGCGCTCCATGCGGCTGGCCTGCCCGCCCGACTCGTGCGCGGCCAGCGCCCGCTGGAACGGGTCGCCGGAGAGCGCGTCGACGTCCCGCATGATCCGCACCGCCTGCCGGCCGGTCGCGAGCGCGGTCACCTGGTCGGCCAGCTGGTCGCGTCGGGCCTGGGCCTGCTCAGGGCTCAGGATACGCGCACCGACCGCGGCCTGGAGCACCTGGTTGTGCTGGCCCGTCAGCTGCCGGCCGCGCGGGCTGTCGAGCTGCCCGGCCGAGGCGAGCCCCGCGAGATCGTTCTCGATCGCCTGCAACTGCGCGGCGTTGCCCGCGACCGCCAGCGAGAAATCGCGGCGGCGCTGGTCATCCACCATCGCATTCTGGTGCTCGGAGCCTACGCGGGTGAGCAGGGCCTCGACCCGCGGCCGCATCTCCTGCGGCACCTGCGAGAGCACGCCCTCGGCCTGACCGCGCCACAGCTCGGCGAAGCGCGTCGGATCGTCCTGCGCCTGGCGCCGCAGCTCGGTCGCGCGCGCGCGCTGGTGGACCTCGAGCGAGCTTTCGTAGCTCACAAGGCCGGCACGGTTATAGGCGCGGTTCGCCTCCGTGGTGTTGTCGACCGGCACGAAGGTGAGGTTGCCGCCGGCGTCGCGCTGCATGCCGGCGGCCCGGCCGCGCTCGGCCGAGTCGGCGCTCATGATCGGCTGGGCGAACTCGTCGAGCTGCGCCGCAATCCGGCTGGTGCCGCGCGCGACCGCGGCGAACGCCGCCTCGCCGGCGTCGCCCGGGCTGCCGCCTGGACCGCCCGAGCGAACCACGCCGATCTGGTCGAGCAGCGTCGCGCGGCGCTGATACTCGGGGATCTGGGCCATCAGGGGGCGCTCGGCTGCTGGAACTGCTTGTAGGCGGAGTAGCCGCTCCGGGCCGCTGAGAGCAGCTGCGAGCCGGCCTGAAACAGGTATCCGGCAGAGCCGCCGCCCGAAGGCCGCATGCGCAGCAGCCCGGCCTGCTCGCTCGCCGAAGCGGCGGCCGCCAGCATCTGCCGTTGCTTGTTGAAGCTGTTTGCCTGGATCACCCCGATGTCGCGCTGCGCCTCGCCCTCCGACGTCGTGCGCAGCGCGTCCGCCGACCCGCTGTCCAGCTCGAGCCCGCGGCCGGCGCGCACCGCCTCCTGGGTGGCGAGCACGCGGGCGAGCTCGCGCCGGCGGTCGGTCTCTTCGATGACGGCGTTGACGCGCGCGGTCTCGGCCTCCGAGCGATACTGCGTCGCCTCATCCTCGAGCGCCCGCGCCCGGTAGCTGTTCTCGCGGGCCTGGGCGTCCGCTGCGCGACCGGCGGCAGCGCCCTGCGCCACCGTCGACACCGCGCTCATCACGCTCGAAACCGCGCTCGCGATCGCCACCCAGTCGCCCATGGTTCACCCGCCTGTCATCACTTCGCGCGAGATCCCGAGGAAGGTCGCCTTCTCGGGCCGCTGGATCACGATGTCGATCTGCCCCGTCAGGTCGCTCCCGAGGTTGTGCACCTCGATGATGCCCGTGGCGGTCGGCGCCGCGCTGGCGAATTCGTCGCCGGCGAACTCGAGGAGCACGTCCTCGTCCTCGATCCGCCATGCGGCCGAGCGGTCGACGGTCAGCATGGTACGGATGACGTCGACCACCGTGCCGCGCGAGGAGCCGTCGGGCAGATCGAAGTCCACCGGCATGGGCCGGAGCCGCTGCTCGAAGGCGAAGCCGGCCTCGATCACGAGCAGGTCAGGGGCGAGCGCATCCAGGGTGATCTGCCCGCCGACCGAGACCGTGTATTGCCCCAGCGCGTGCCCGTTCGACGAGACGTCGACCGTGAGGCCGGCCAGATGCGTGAACCCCGAGAAGGTCTTCCCCGCCACGCCCAGGGTCGCCGTCTTCGCGCAGTCGAGCGGCGCCGCGTCGTCGTCGAACACCTCCAGCGCCCAGACCGAGCCGGCCGCCAGCGTGCGCTGCACCAGGACAAAGACCTCCTGGCCGATCGTGGCGATCGACTTGAAGGTGCCCGTCGTCACCCAGGGCACCCACGCGGTGATGTTCTCGGCGCGGTTGGAGTGGAAGACGGAGAGGTTGCCCGAGCCGTCGACCAGCAGCGCGTATTGCTCGGGGCGGGCGGCCGAGCCGTAGAGCACCGCCATGCAGGTGGGCGACGAGATCAGGTGCGAGGCCAGCAGCGAGACCGCGTTCGCCGTGTAGGCCTGCTCGGTGTCGATCCACAGGGCCTCGCGCACCACGGCGCCGGTGTCCTGGAGGAACAGGGTCGCGCTGTCGAAGGGGGTTGGCTTCACCGCGGCGCAGCCATAGGGCTGCTGCTCGCGCACGTCGAAGTTCTTCGGGGTCAGCGGCGCCGTCGTCGTGTTCGGCACGTACCAGAGCGACGCATCCGTGAAGGCGAGCAGGTGGCGCGCGCCGACGAGATAGAGGATCTCCGACACCCGCTCGCCGGTCACCGCCTCCCAGATCGCCTCGTTGTCGAGCTGCGTCCCCAGGTCGAAGTTGAAGTAGGCCCCCACCTTGGACCCGTAGAGCCCGGTCGGCCGGCTCTTCGCGCCGCCGAGCCACAGCCGGTCGAGCCAGAAGGTGCCGCAGTTGGCATAGCCGCGCGCGTCCGAGAAGACCGCCTCGTCCCAGTCGGTGCTGGCGGCCGTGCCGCCGAGCGTCTCGCGCACCGTGCCGGCAGCCAGGTTCGCATTCGTGACGCCGGTGACCAGGATCTCCTTCTTGCCATAGCGCACGATGAAGCCGATGTGCCCGGCCACCCAGGCGCCGGCGCCGGAGAGCGTCAGCGTGATCGCCCCGGTGGTGGCGCTCGGCGTGAGCGTCATGGCCGAGTCGGCGAACTTGTAATAGGGCTGGTAGCGCGGAGCGCCGGCGGCCGCGTCCTCGAAGGCGTAGGCCGATCGGGTGAAGGTGCTGGCCCCGGTCCGCTTGAGCACCTGCATCGGCAGGTCCGGGTGGAACACGATCATCGTGTCGCCGTACTGCGTCCAGGTCAGGCGATCGAGCATCGCCGTGGTCCAGGGCGCGCTGGTCAGCGACGTCGCCAGCGTGCCGTCGGGCAGGTAGATGTCCACCCGCGTGTTCGAGAACACGAAGGCATAGCGCTGCGTCTTCGAGAAGACGAACTCGGCCAGCACCGCCGGGTTTTGCGGGATCGTGGCGAGGTACTGGGTGCCCGGCCGGGTCCGCGCGCCGCCCTGGGAGAGCGGCTGCAGGTTCTTCATCGCCTCGGCGCCGTTGCGATAGGGCTTGATGTCGCCGCGGGCTGCCAGCAGGGGCGACAGCTCGCCCGAGGCCAGGCTCGACTGGGCAATGCGTGCGCGGGGCATGTCAGCCCCGGACGCCGGTCAGGCGGGTCGCGCGGACGCGGCGGGTGGTCTGCTGCTGGCTGTCCAGGATTCGAGCCCGGGGCCATGCGATTTTCTCGGCCTCGCCGCGCAGGTCGGCCGCCATCGAGGAGTTGCGCTTGATGCCGAGCGCGAACTTGGCGGCGAGCTCGACCACCAGAGCCTCCCGGAAGTATGCCGGGAACAGGCTCTCGTCGGGCCGATAGGTGTAATCCGCCACCAGGCCCTGATCCTGGTCGGCATAGATCTTGTCGCCGTAGCGATCGTAGGGCACCGGCACCTGGCCGTCGGTGACCGCGTGGAGCACCAGGCAGTCGGCCGGGATCTGGAGAATGTAGCTCCACCGGGCCTTGGGCTCACCTGTGACCAGGTTCAGGTCATACTGGGTGGCGGCGAAGCGCCAGCGCGGCGGGCCACAGAGCTTGGCCTCGAGCAGCGGGTCGTATTCCCGGCCGGCGACGATGCTCTCGGTGGTGTTGTCGTCGAACGACGAGATCGCTTTGCAGCCCACCCGCTGCAGCGCTCGGGAGCACAGGTCGAACTTGGATTCGGACATCGCGCGCCGGCCTCACGGGTGATGCGCGCGATCCTGAAATGCGAAGGCCCCCGCCGCACCGCACAGCGCGACGGGGGCCAGCCTGATCGCTGCCGCCGGGGAGGATGGCGGCGGCGCGGGCGGTCAGTCGAAGGCGTAGAAGAACTGGACGCGGAACGTGCCCGAGGCCGGCAGCGCCGCGGCCGCGATGGTCACGATCACGTCCTCGTCCGCGGTCAGCGCCACGCCCATGGCCGCGGTGTTGCCGAAGAAGGTCGGCACGTCCGCGGTGGTGAAGGTGGCGGCGGTGCGATACTTGCCCGTCGAGCCCGACGTGCCGATCGCGATGGTGGCCGTCGCGCCGAAGGTCACCGTCGTGTAGATGATGCCGAAGAGCGGAACGAAGCCCTTCAGCATGCGCGCGACGGTGATCGTGTCGCCGGCCGCCTGCGACGCCAGCGTGACCGATTCGTTGAAGCAGTGCAGGTTGCCGTGGACGAAGCCGGGCGCCGGCGTGGTGGGCGGGGTCGCCACCAGCTTCGTCATCTGGGTGCCGTAGGTGTTGGCCATCGGTGGCTCTCCTGGTGTGGCGGGGGCGGGAGGGCGGGGCCGTCAGGCCCCGCCGGGATCAGGCCGCCTCGTTGATGGGGAAGCGCTGCACGCCGATGTCGTCGATCAGCTTGGCGCCGCCCTTCAGCATGTTGTTGACCCAGTGGGACGCGCGGTCGCCGTGCCACGTGATGTCGGTGGTGACGTCGACGCCGAAGGCCCAGCCGAGCGCCGCCCGGTGGTAGGCCAGGTTCTGGCGGATGTTCGACGCGATCGTGAGGCCGGAGTGGGGCATCCAGATGAAGCCCATCCAGCGCCGCGCGCCGAAGGTGTTGCCGCCGAACGGCAGGTCTTGCGGCACGACGAAGTCGGCCGACGAGAACTGGGTGAAGCCCAGCAGCTTCGCCCACACCTGCCAGGAAACGATCGCGAACATCTCGCCGTCGGTGACCGGCACGTCGCGCACGCCGAGCTGCGTCACCCAGTCGATGCAGTTCTGGACCGTCAGGGCCGACAGGTTGACCTGAGTGGAGGCGTTCGAGGCGCCGCCCGCGGCCGCGATGATCAGGTCGTCCGTCTTGCGGCCCAGCGCATAGGCGCCGGCGTTCACGAGCGCGCGGCGCTCGTCGTGCATGATCGCCGCCTCGTCGAGCTTGTCGACCCAGTCGCCGGCGTAGAAGTCGCCGAGCGTCACCTCCACCGGGGTGTGGTCGAC